TGCAATGAATGAAGAATGGGAAAACACATTCTTCCAGCAACAACTCACCACATATAGAGAAGTCGGAAACACCAGATATGGACACTACTCCAGAGATGGTGGGTTTATGGATTATATTACTAGTATTTGCAAACAAAAATATGGTATTGCAAAAAAGGATACTTGGAATCCTGCAGATATATGGCTAGTATCTGACCTTAATAAAGTAAAAAATACCTTGAAAGAAAAGGTATTAGACGATGTAACTTCATTAGAAGAATTTAATGCTATTCTTAGAGATATGTTTCATGAGAGAAGAATCGTTGGAATTTCTCTAAAGAAAATGTCTGGGAGAACTGCAAAATGGGAACTTGTGAATCTAGAAAATATGGATATTTTCGATGATAAAGAATATAATTTTAAACTTTCTGATATTGATATAAATTTAAAAACAAAAGGTAATGGAGAGTTTATTAACTCAGATACCAAAATTGTTGTAGAAGGTAAAAAGGGAAAAATTAAATTTCAAATCAGACAAAATAGTGCTGGGTTTAATAATTTAAAAATTGAAGGGACAGACTTGGGTGCGACTTCTGCAAGACTTGGTAAAGTTCCTTTAGATATGGCCAGAAAAATTTTTACAGATGAAGGCCTTACTTGGGATAACGATAACAAAAACTATCCTACATCCGAACAAGAATTTATGAATGATTATAATAGATTCTTGTATAAATTCAATAAAGTAAAACAATATACAGGAATAACCGAAAACCAGTTTCAAAAGAATGTGGTATCGGTATTTAATACATCCAGACCAGATTATGCTCATAGTAAATTGATGCAGCTGCATTTGGTGTGTGAAATTGTCTCTATTACAAATGACGAAAAAAGAGATGATTTACTAACAACTTTAACATATCTTGCCCAGAAGAAGGGAAAGATATTTGGGCCATTCGGGAAGCTTTACTAATGCAATCATTTAAAAAATATCTTACTGAATCAAAAGGTGGAAAAAATCTACACTTAGAACACCTTGAAGATGAAATTTTAAACTTTGGGGTCGATGGTGGTCGTGCTGCTGTTCGATTTCTTTTATCTTTAAGAGACATGTTGTCTGGAAACTCAGATTCTAAAGTAAACATGACAGTTAAATGGGACGGTGCTCCTGCTATATTCGCTGGAATTGACCCATCAGATGGTAAGTTTTTTATTGCAAAAAAGTCTGTATTTAATGAGACTCCATTGTTATATAAAAGTACGGCAGAGATTGCTGCAGATACAAAACTCAGTCCTGCCTTAAAATCAAAATTTACTGTTGCACTTCAAGAATTTTCCAAGTTGGGAATCAAGGGGGTAATTCAAGGCGACTTGATGTTTACTGATGATGTGTCAGAAAAAACACTTGACGGTGAGACATATCTAACATTTCAACAAAATACATTGATGTATGCAGTTCAGAAAGACTCTGACTTAGGAAGGGCGATCAACGCTGCAAAGATTGGAGTTGTTTGGCATACAACATATTCTGGAAAAGATTTACCATCAATGACAGCTTCTTTTGGTGTTAATATTTCTGGACTAAAGAAAACCTCGTCTGTGTGGATGGATGATGCAACATATAAAGATGTTTCTGGTTCTGCAAAATTTACTTCTTCTGAACTAAAAACATTTAATGGTCAAATGTCTCAAGTTGGTAGAAAATTTAAGAAAATTAAAGCAAACGACTTTAAAACATTCATGCAACTCCAAAACAAAACTTTCATCAAAGGACTTGCTGGTGCAAGTTTTAAAACATATCTTAACACATATATTCGTGAAGGACAGAATATTTCTACAAAGAATATGAAAAATCTAGACTATTCGATGTATGTTAAAAACTTTTTTGATGAAAAGGTTATTGCAAAATTAAAAACAGAAGGTGCAAGAAAAGATAAAGAGAGAATTAGAGATGAGGCAGTAAAGCAATTAATTAAATTAGATAGTGTTGCATATGCAATTGTTGATTTTATGGAAGAATTAATTAGTGCTAAGTCTCTTATTATAAATAAACTAAATAGTGTTAAACAATTAACGCAGATTTTTGTTCGTACAAAAAACGGTTATGAAGTGACAAATCCAGAAGGTTATGTTGCAATTGATACGAAAGGTAATGCCGTCAAAATTGTAGATCGAATGGAATTTAGTTATAATAACTTTACTGCAGCAAAGGCATGGGATAAGTAAAATGGATATAAAAAATATAATCGAAAATCTTAGGAATGAAGAATCTTTAAATGAAGGTATCAATGACCCAGGCATTTTTAAGGCGGTGTTTCTCGCTGGTGGGCCAGGTTCTGGTAAGTCTTTTATTGTAGGTAGAACTGCACTTACTTCTTTTGGTTTAAGAGTTGTAAACTCTGACCCTGCATTTGAAAGAGCATTGGATAAGGCCGGACTAGATAAAGGAAACCCAGATGATATTTTTTCTGACCTTGGACAACAAGTAAGAGGTAAAGCAAAGGCACTTACTGCGATGCAACAAGCGGGATACATGAAGGGTAGACTTGGACTTGTTATCGATGGTACTGGAAAAGACTATGACAAAATTAAAAAACAAAAAGACAAGTTAGAGGCGATGGGTTACGAAACCGCAATGATTTTTGTCAATACCGATTTAGACACCGCATTAAACCGAAATAGACTAAGAGCGAGAAGTCTTCCAGACAATGAAGTTGAATCTATGTGGAAAGGTGTTCAAGGAAATATTGGAAAATTTCAGTCTGCGTTTAAATCAAAAATGGTTGTAATCGATAACTCAGACGGTGCAGATTTTGAAAGAGATGTTATGAGGGCATATAGAACTATTGGTTCATGGACAAAGAAAAAACCATCCAACAGTGCCGCTAAAAAGTGGATTTCTGCAGAAAAGGCCGCCAGAGGAATTAAAGAAGAACTACTTAGAGAAGACGCAGAATTTGCACAAGATAGTTTGGAGATGATGTTAAGACAACTTATTATTCTTTCTAATAAGTCCACGGAACTTGCAGAGGCACTTATGGAAGAAGTAGATAGTCCACAAAATGATGAATATGAAATGGAAGCGTGGGTAGTTTCTAAAGTGACAAAGGCCAAGGATTACATTGACGCTGTTTATGATTATAGTATCATGGACGAAATGGATGATGACTAATGTTAGGATTTACTCAGTATCTTTCTGAAGGTATCAAACTTAAATTGATTCGTGGTAAAGGACAAGATGTTCTTAAAATGTGGGATACTAAGGAAAAGAGTTGGGTAGAACTAAGAGGAAAATCCGATTTTGAGCGAAGATACGATCCAAAAGATCCATTACACAAAGCAATTGCTGCTCTTGGCAAGTCAGCTAATATTTCTGATTTTGTTAACGGAGATGAAGTCAGTATTAACCCGAACCACCCAGATGGTAAAAAGGCATTAAAAATAATAAAAGGTTTGATGAAATGAAAACATTCAATCAATATATTCTTGAAAAAGAAATGCCAGAAATTTACTGCGATATGGATGAAGTCCTTTGTAATTTTACAGGCGGATATACAGATACATTTAATAAAGACTTTGCATCAACTGATAAAGAAGAAAGATGGGAAGATATTAAATCCAAAAAAGATTTTTGGCATACCCTTCCATGGATGCCTGGTGCAGAAAAAATGTGGAGAATGTTAAACAAATATAATGCAAATATTTTATCTGCATATTCAAAAAGAGATTCGAACTCACAAAAAGGAAAAAGATCTTGGATTTCAAAAAATTTGAGATTGAATGGAAAAATACATTTAGTCCAACGAGCAGATAAACAGAAATTTGCTACAACAAATGATAAACCAAATATTCTAATTGATGATTATCCTAAGAATATAAAAGAATGGGAAGCGAAAGGTGGTATTGGTATTCGTCATGTCAATCCAGCGAAGACTATGAGAGAATTGGAGAAGTTATTGAGATGAAAACTTATAAACAGTTTCAAAATATAGAAGAAATGGTGTTGTATCATAGACAGAATGAAATACCACTAATTGATAATGTCTTTCGTCTAGGTTCAAATAATTTTTATGAGACCTTTAGAGTTGCAAGAAGATTATTCGAAGAGGGTAAAGTCGAGTTTGACCTTTACGACATAGAAATGTTACAAACAGATATTGGTGAGTGGGCGATGTTTGAGGAACAAGAATATGTTCCGTTGGACTGTCCTTTGATGGAAGAAGAAGATGTAGAATTGAATTCTCCAAAGAGAGGTGGAAAGAAAAAGTATTATGTATATGTTAAAAATGATAAAGGAAATGTAATTAAGGTTTCTTTTGGAGATACAACAGGATTGACTGCAAAAATTAATGACCCAGAGGCAAGAAAGAGTTTTGTTGCAAGACATAATTGCGATCAGAAGAACGATAAGACAAAACCAGGCTATTGGGCATGTAGACTTCCAAAGTACGCAAAACAACTTGGATTAAGTGGCGGTGGTAACTTTTTTTGGTAATAGGTGATTTATGATGGTTCCATATATTGAAGAAGTAATTGATGAAAGAACAGTAAAGAGAATATTTTCTGGTGATGCTGATGTAAATGATTTAGTGTGGCACAGAGATAATGAAACTAGATTGGTTGAAATATTAAAATCTGATGATTGGCATTTTCAATATGATGACGAATTTCCTTTCCCTCTCTTGGAAGGAATGATGTTAAAAATAAACAAAGGAGTTTTTCATAGAGTCATAAAAGGATATGACTGTGGAAAATTAGAAATAAAAATTCATAGGTTTGACACATGACACAAGACGATATAGATTTTGGTTTTACAGCAGTAGATGAAGAAGATCTTAAAGGATTATCTGGTACATCTACACAGACTGATGAGATGACTTCTCAGTTGGAGACTACAGGCGAGAGCGTAAAACTTTTAGAATACAAAATGGACAATCTTGCAGACCGTCTTGGTAGTATGCTGGATGAAGTTTCTACAGTAAAAGATTATTATGAAAATGAAAAGGTTATTGTATCAAATAAATTACAAGAGGTGGAGAATTTGATTTTGCCACTTCTAAATAATTTAATGAAGAATAAAGAAAAAGAGTATATTTACTGGCCCAATAGAGAGGCTATTATCAATCAACAGATTGAAAGAATCACTAAAATTACAAGAGCAGGGTCATGAAAGATACAGTAGTTTTTACATTTGGTAGGTTTAATCCTCCGACCACAGGACACGAAAAACTTATAGAAAAACTTGCATCGGTTGCCAAAAAAGAAGGCGCCGATTTTATGGTATTCCCTAGTCATTCGCAAAATGACAAAAAGGATCCTTTAGATCATAAAACTAAAGTTAGTTTTATGAAAAAGATGTTTCCAAAATATTCTCGTAATATCATCTCCAATAGAAATGCAAAAACTGCATTTATGATTGCGCCTATGCTATATGATATGGGTTATAAGAGATGTATTATGGTTGTCGGTGGAGATAGAGTTACAGAATTTAAAACTACACTTAACAAATACAATGGTAAAAAAGGAAGTCATGGTTTCTATGATTTTAAAGGTGGTATCGAAGTAGTCTCTGCAGGAGAAAGAGATCCAGATGCTGAAGGTGTTACTGGAATGTCTGCATCTAAGATGAGAGCTGCAGCTGCTGCAAATGACTATGATAGTTTTAAAAATGGTTTACCATCTGCATTTGAAAAGTCTAACGGAAAAAAATTATTTAATACTCTTAGAAAGTCAATGAATATAAGTGAAGAATTGTCAGAGTTTCTTGAGGCAACCAATTCAGACTTTTCACGTTTTATTGACACAGAATTTGTAGAGATTGTAGAAGATATTGAAGACGAAATGTTAATAGAATCTGTTTATAAAGAGTTGGATTTTAAAATTGGTATTGATGATGATTATGCAACAGTATATAAAAGAATATACAATAATGAAGAAGTATCTCAAAAACAAATTGATGATTTAGAAAAGTTTGCAGATAGAATGCTTGCAAAGTATGATATTGATGTTACATTTACAAGACACTTTGTTGATAGAATGAATGATACTAGAAATGACCCAGAAATTAAAGTAGCAGAACTTCAAAAGTTTTTCAAAAAAATTCAAAAGAAAAAGGGTTCTCAGATTAAGGCAAACCCCGACATTGAAGCAGTTCTCAAAGACATGTCAACTAATTTAAATTTACCTGTAGTTATCAATTATAAGAATGGTGATTTTGAGGTTGTCCATAAAACAATCATGCGTAAAAAGAATTTTTCTACATCAAGTAAAGAATTGAAATATGAAAGTCTTGAAGAAGCGAATTATCAAGTAGATATTGAAGGATTGCCCACTTTTTATGTAGATGCAAGTAGTGCTGGGGAAGTTAAAAATAACCTACGCAAAATGTTAAAAAATCCAAAGATTATTAAAGATGTTGAGAAAGTTACTGATGGTGAAGTTAAAAAAGATTTCCGTGACAGGATTACTGGAAAAGATGAAGGTGTATCTCGAGCCCAACAGGCTGCAATTGCAATCGCTAAAAAGAAGTCTGGTAAATATGACAAAGACGGTAATAAAATAGAAGATTGTTGGCCTGGCTACAAACAAGTAGGAATGAAAAAGAAGAGTGGTAAAGATGTTCCTAATTGTGTTCCAGAAGATTTTAAGATGAATCCAGAAAGAGAAAAGGATTTAGAAAAGATTGCAAAAGATTTGCCAGATGATGATTTTAAGAAAAGATACGGTGATGAGTGGATGCAAGTTAAGATGGCAACTGCAATGAACATTCTGAAAAAGAAACTTGGTTATTCTACAGAAGATTTAGAAGAGATTGCATGGTTACACAGACCAAGAGGGTCTTCCAAAACAGTAAAAGTTAAAAAGAAAAAAGATGTTATTGAACCAACTTTAAAAGATAAGATTGCGGCTCGCCGCAAGCTTGCGAGAAAGATTGGAGACAAACTAGCATATAAAATGAGTTGGCAAGATGTGATGAAGGCAGTTAACGAAGATGCAGAGATAAAAAGTTTTTCACAATTTATTTACGAAAGAAAGACAACTCAAGACCCAGATATCAAAGACAAAGATGGATCTCAACCAAAAAAGTATTATGCAAAAGATGCTGATGGTGATGAGATGTCAAAATCAACAAAAGACAAAAGAGCTGCTCACTTTAAAAAACAGGCGTCTAAACCAGATGGAAAAGACTCTTCTTATAAACCAGCGCCTGGAGATGCGGATGCAGAAACGAAACCTTCGCAATATACTAAGAAATATAAACAAATGTTCGGCGAAGATAGTGCAGAGACACTAGACGAAGCTAAGATTGCTGGACTAGTTAAGAAGGCAGATAAGTCTGGTATTTCATATGAAATTCTAAAAAAGGTATATGATAGAGGTATGGCAGCCTGGAAAGGTGGCCACAGGCCAGGAACTACTCCACAACAATGGGCATTTGCGAGAGTAAATTCTTTTATCACAGGTGGCAAAACAAGAACCACTGGTGATGCGGATTTGTGGGCCAAGGTTAAAAAATAGATAAATAATAAGAAAACGGAGATTTTTCATGTTTAAAAAGAATATGACAATTGAAGACATTGCCGCATTTATTGGTGCTGCGTCTGCAGCGCAAGCCGCTGGTAAGAAAAAATTTAAACTTGGTGATAAAGAGTATCCTGTTACTATCAGTAAGGATGTCGCAAAAAAGGTAAGGGAAGAAGATGTCGCTGACTTTATTGGGGCCGCTAGTGCTGCGAAATCGGCGGGCAAGAAAAAATTTAAATTCGGTGATAAAGAGTATCCTGTCACAATTTCCGACAAAGTTGCGAAAGCGGTAAAAGAAGGAAAGATGCCTTGCGTTAAGTGCGAAGGTAAAGGATGTGATATGTGTAATGATAAAGGACATTTAGAAAACGCAGCAAAAGATTCTATCGAAATCAAAAAAGAAGAACTGGAAAAGGTCGAATGTCCAGAATGCGAAGGTAAAGGATGCGATATGTGTAATGATAAAGGACATTTAGAAAACGCAGCAAAAGATTCTATCGAAATCAAAAAAGAAGAACTGGAAAAGGTCGAATGTCCAGAATGCGAAGGTAAAGGATGTGATCATTGCGATGATAAAGGATATCACGAAGTAGAAAAAGAAGAGTATAAGTTAGATGGTAGAACAAAGGCCTTTAAAGAAAAACTCCAGAAATTAATGTATAAAGACCAAGGTAAAAAAGACCTTTCTAACGAAAAACAATTTGATGGTAGACAATCTGCATTTAAAGAGAAATTGAAGAAACTTGGATATAAAAAAGAAGATATTACCACTGAAGAAATTTTTAATAAAATTTTAGAAGAACGTTGGGAAGTTAAAGCCGGCAAAGCTGCAATTGGAAGTTTATCCTATGATGATAAAGAAATTGTAAATATTGACAGGGAAACTGCTGCTAAACTGCAAGCATACTTCAAAAAATATAAGAACGGAAAGGCATGGAGAGAACTTTTCCAAGGTAAAGGTAAAGGAAAAGACTCTGTAGAAGACCAAAAGTCGTTTGATGCGTATGCAAAAAGACTTATTGGAGAAGAGTTGGAAGAAGCCAAATCGTCAACTGGATATGAACTATATCATAAAGATTTTTCTAGTGCAATGAAACATGCATATGATTTTGCTAAGAAAAAGTTTGGAATCGAAATTGACCCAGAAGAAATTGATGATAAAGTTGCTATGGGCCCTAGAAAACCATCCAATGGAAAAACAAATTCATATCGTTTAATGGGTACTGATAAGAGAGGTAAATCTAGAGGTGTCCAAATTCAAGTTGCAAACTTGGACAATAAAAGATATGAACTCAATATGTATAAAGAAGAAGTTGGAACAATGTCTCACGAAGAGTGGGATTTATATCAAGAAGAAGTTTTAAGTGAGATGTTGGTTGCTCGTAAAGATTTTGAAAAACTGAAGAAGGGTGATAAAGTAACTGTACATTTTGATTCATCGATGAAAAAAGGACATAAGGAAACTTTAGTTGTAAAGGGTAAGTCGAAGAGTGCAAAGTATGACGTAGAAAAAGTTTCTCTTGGTTCTGCTACCGATCCTCGCAACAGAACTAAATTTTTCTTATACAGTAGAAAAGGTGGAGATGCTTCACTAGCATGGGGAGATATGGGTGTGTCACTAACAAAATTTGTTAAAGAAGAATTACAAGAGGCTGCTCCTAAGATTAGAGGCGGCAATCCAAAACTTAAAAATGGAATTATACGTTCTATTCGTGGAAAGGACGGAAAAGTATATGATGTTGAATTGCAATTAGATAGAAGAGGTATTAGATTTAGAACTCTAGATGATATGGGTACGATTAATACTATTGACCTTCGTCAAGCGTCCAAGATATTTGAAGACTTAGAAAATCTTAATGAGAAAAAATATTCCAAAAAACAATACAAGATGGCGTTTGGTGTTCTAAACGACCCTCGTTGGAAGGGTGGGAATATGACACAGATTGTCAGAACAATCGAAAAGATTGCAAAAGGACTTTCTGATGACCCTGCAGTTTATAAAGCAATTCAATTAACAAATGAAGATTTGCAAGAAGGTACTTGGGCATTTGCTGATAAGTCATCCGAAGTGACTGCATTGAAGAAATTGATGTCTAAACCAATTACTCTTGGAAAAGAGGGAGATGACGCAACAGATGCACTTTATAGTCTGTTGGGTGACGATGAATTGTTTGACGACCTTTATGCTGCTGGTAAGAGAAATCCAAAGGGTGATGCTCGTCCAGTAATTAAAAAGTGGTTTAAACAGAGAATTAAAGACAACTCTTACGGAATGGGTAAAGATGCTGCAGACCTTGCAAAGAAACTTGGACTGAAAGAAGAGGCAGAACTTTTCGTAGAGTTAAAGGAACCATTTATTGTATATGATACCGCTGATGATAACAAAGTTGTTGCAACGGCGTCAGATGAGAAGGGTGCAAAGTCATCTATTGCAAGTGCAGAACGCCCTCCAATGAGAATCAAAGACAAAAAGACCTTGAAAATTGCGAAATCTCGTAAAAAACAAATGATCGGCCGCCCTCTGATGGCACAACATTGTATGGAAGACTCCCAACTTACAGAGTCTATTATTGACGATATGAGAGATATCGTTGATAATAAACAGGCAAAGAAAATCAAAGGAACTATGGTTGATTTGTTTACTGCATCTGCAGTTGTTCAAATATATGACAAGGTTAATGATTCTAATAAGTCTAAAATGGAAAAACTTCCATTACCTAAGTTAGTTGATCTTGCATATAAAATTATGAAGAGGGAAGAAATTAACGAAATTAATACAATCATTGAAAATGCAGATAAAAAAGATGCAAAGGAAATGGAAGAAATCGTTAGAGAAATTAACCCTAAATATAATACGAAACAAATTAAAAAAGAAGTAGAACAAATGGCAATGGAAAAGTATGGTAATAAATCCAGAGCCAGAAAAATTGCAAGTTATGTAAAATAGAGGAGAAATTAAATGTCATTACCTAAATGGGCATCCCCAGCGAAGTGGATGAAAAACGCAGTAGCAACCAATCGTGGATGGGAAAACGAAAAAACTGGTGAAGTATACAAAAAAATTAATGGATTAAAAGATAAGATTGATGATCTTGCTCCACCAAAGAAAAAATCTGCTGCGAAGAAAAAGGTAGAGGTTGTTGAAACACCAGAATCTGGTTCTGAAGAATCCGATTCAGAGGAATCTGATAGGCCTGCCGAATTGACAGATTTAACTAAACTTGAATTAGAATCTCTTGGTAGAGAACATGGGATTGAATTGGACAGAAGAAAAAAGAAAGAAGATTTGATCGCTGAATTAACAGAGGTTTTACCATAATAATAAAAGAAATATAACATGGAAAAATTTGAAAATTTGACGGAGACAAATGTAGCCAACTATCAAATGAAACATTATGATAATCCTCAATGCCATAGTATGGAAGAGTTTCTTGATGACATGAAAAGAATAAAATATGTCAAGAGACTTTTTCATAAGTATCATACTAAAGGTATTTTGAAGGAACGGTTGATAATAAATCACTTAGTAGTATTACTAAATGTATTAAATACATTGCCTTGTAATAGAGTTTTGTTTTTGAAAATTGATGAAGACCAACATTATATTCTTGCAACTTTTTTGGAGTTTCTAAACAGATTGCCAAATAAAATTGAAGGAATTAATGGTAAAATTATTGATAGTAGTATGATTGAAAGAGACAGTCACATAACACAAATTCTAGGAGAGATATAATGGCATCAGTATTTAATGCCTACCTTGCATATCAATTTATTAAACTTCTAACAACGCCTTGGAATGAAACTGAGGCGTTTAAGAATGGTGTTATTGATGATAAGGGAAACAAATTGAAAAAATCCAATCAACTGAAAACAGATGCAGAAAAAAAATCATTTACTGTTTTCCATAAGATTATTTTTAATCTCAAAAGAATTTTAGAAAAGTTTCCAGGCGGTAGATCTAGAATTGCGACTTATGCCGCCGCAATGGCACTTCTTAAAGAAAACAAAGAGAATTTAAAACAAGAAGATTTGCAGTTGTTAGAAGTTGCATTGTTAGACTATATTAATATTTTAGAAGAAGAATACCATAACAAAGAGGTTGAACCTTTAAATGAAATGTGGTATAATGATGTGATAAATTCTGTTAAATCAAAAACTGGTAAAAAGAAAGTATATGACCATGCACTTGATACTTTGTTAAAAGTTTTGCAGAGAAAAAAGAAAGAAAGTGGGCGAAGAGGTTTAAGACACAGTATTAATTATTATTCTGATCAGATTGCAAAAACATATTCTGGAGTAGATGGAAGAACTCTTGCAAAGATTATGAAACAAACATATCCAGAAATAGCAGAAGAATTTGTTGTCGAAGATATTGCAAATGTAGTAGGAGATTCTTCTAATGTTGGTGGGTTTATTCAAGATCCACATCAATTTGCAGGAATGAAAATATTCAAAGTAAAACCAGATTCTTTTAACAAATTTATGAGAGGTAAAAAGAAGTATGGTAGATGGGAGAACTTCATCGAAAAAGATGATGCTGCTGATATCAGAAGATATATAAAATCAAATCCTCATAAAAGAGTAGTTTTACAAGATCAACAACACGGAACAATGATAATTTTACACAGAGATTTATGATGGGTATTTTTAGTGGAGCAAAAATTGCTGTTTTATTATTACTACTATCGGTTGCTGGTGGTGGTTACTTATATGTAAAAAATTTACAAGAAGATGTTGACAGACTAACTAAAAATAATGTATTGTTAGAGACAGCTGTAAATTCCAAAGATCAAGAAATTAATAGATTGAATGAAGAAATTGTACAAGTTAGAGAAGTAAATAGTAGAGTAACGGAAGAAAGTAGAAAGTTAAACGGCGAAGTTGATGTCCTAAGAAACAAATTATCAGAACATGACCTTGGTTATCTTGCTGAAAATAAGCCTGGACTTGTCCAACGAATTATCAATAAGGATATTGAAAATAGTTTAAAGGCAGGGATAGAAGAATTGACTTCAGAAAGTATAGTGGAAAGTAAATAATGAATAAATACATACTAATGTCTTCAATTTTCTTATTGGCGGGATGTTCTGTATTTACGCCAAAAGAGGTTATTGTTACAGAACAGGTTTTTACAGAAAAGGTTCCTTTGGACCTTCCCATGCCAAAACCTGTAAATTGGGTAGATTTTGAATTTTTGGTTGTTACCCCAGAAAATTATGAAGATGTGTTGAAAAAACTCAGAGAAGGTGGTAAAAGTGTTGCCCTGTTCGCAGTCGATGAAGAATCTTATAAGAATTTATCATTGGTTGTTAACGATATGAAAAGGTATATCGGAGAACAGAGAGTAATAATCATAGAATATAAAAATTATTATGAAAAAAATAAATAAATAAAAGTAATATTTTTTAGGATTTAAAAATGCCACAAGAAACTGTAACTGAAAACAGACTAGATAGAATTGAAGAAAAAATTGATAAGTTGTCCGAAGCGATGATTTCTATTGCTAGAGCAGAAGAAAAACTTGCTGGCATGGAACAAAAATATGCTTCACAATATGAAAGACTAAATCGTTTTTCAGAAAAACTAGACACCTTAACCCTCAAAGTAGAAGAAAATTCTAGAACAACTGCAGTATTCCAAAAGGCATTTTGGGTTATTTTTGCCGCCGCAGTCTCCTCTATCGCCGCAAATTTATACATGATGGGTTAAAAATTACTTGACTTATCCCCTATATTAGTGTAGTATACAGAAACTACACTATTTTTTTATTTTGGAATGATTGATGCTTTATATTGACCGAACCTTTATCCAAAGGCTTTCCCCCCAACTAGAAGGTTTTACCAAAAAAAGAGACACCCTGTATAACTTTAGGTGTCCTATTTGTGGTGACTCTAAAAAGAAAACTTATAAGATGAGGGGGTTTCTCTACGAAAAGAAAAATAACTTCAGATACATGTG